GAACTTGATAACTTATGCGACATCTGTGGAAAACCTGGTGCCAATATGCATTTACGTTACACCAACGATGAGATAGATTTTGAACCAGAGTCTATTAAAGTTGAGAAAGGTAATGTAAAGTATAAATCAGTATGTAGAAAATGTTTTACTAAGGAGATGATGTAGTGGATAAATATGATTGGATAGGATTTATTTTAATTGCAATAACTTTTTACGAGATTTGGAGAGTATGTCATGACAGGTACAATTAAGATATCAGGTATTGATTATTCTGTTGATGGATTTGATACAGATGTTGATAGAAACCTTATGGGTAGACTTTCATACGATACTGCACAAATCTATATCAGGAATGATTTACCTATCGATAAAAAAATGGAGACACTTCTTCACGAGGTTTTGCACGCTGTGTATATGAATGCAGGTCTGCAACCAGGTGATGAAGAAGAGAAAGTTGTGACAGCTTTGTCAAGTGGATTATATCAATTTTTAAAGGATAATAAGGATGTTTACAGAATACCATAAGATTGAAACACCCTATGAAAGGGACATGGATGGCTCTAAGAAACTTATTGAAGGGCAGTTCAGAAGTAAATATGTAAAGTATTTAAAAGACTGTGAATGGATTTTCACAGAGAAAGTTGACGGTACTAACATCAGAGTGTGCTGGGATGGTCACGACTTTATCTTTAAAGGTAGGACAGAGAAGGCACAACTCCCTGCAGGTCTTGTTGTTAGGTTGCAACAAATCTTTTTCAATGACACCATGGAAGAAATGGTTGAACAAATGTTTGGTGACAAAGAGGTCATGTTCATTGGTGAAGGATATGGTGCAGGTATTCAAGCAGTTGGTAAAGAGTACATACCAGATGGTCAAGACTTTATTCTGTTTGATATCACCGTTGATGGGAAGTATTTAGACCATGACAATGTGGTAGAAATTGCTACAGCTCTTGGTTTAAAGATGGTACCAGTATTGTTACGAGGTACTATTGATGATGCTGTAAAGTTTGTAAAGACTGAACCAGTGTCACAACTTGGTACCTGTGTTATCGAGGGTGTTGTAGGTCGTTTACCTATTAACATGTATGATGGCAGAGGTAACAGAATGATTGTTAAAATAAAATGTCATGATTTTTTAAAATAATTGTTGACAAATGAATTTTTACAGTCTATAACATAATTGTTAAAACAATAAAGGAGTACATAACATGGCTGATTTACAGTCTATTACATTAAAAGATGTCGAAATCCGTTGGCCGCACTTAGCAGAGCCGTCAACAAAAGGTGAGTTCGCTTCTAACAAGTATGAAGTCTTTGTAGTCATGGATAAAAAGAATGCTGACGCTGTTGCAAAGTTGAAAGCTTCTAGCCAAGACCTCAAAGAACTTGATGATGGTCTGTTCGGTATCACTCTAAAGTCTTCAAAGAAGCCGAGAGTTATGAACAAACGTAAAGAGATTTTATCAGATGACGAGTTGAAATCAATCGGTAATGGAACTCGTGCAATCGTTAAAGCTAATCAATATGTTGGGTTCAAAGGCAAAGTCTTCTTAGGTCTTCAAGCAGTGATGATAACAGAACTTCACGAATATCTTGGAGCAGACCCGTTTGCTGATATTGAGGTAGATGCTGACGACTCTACATCGGATGATGACGACCTTATCTGATGACATTTACAAAGTCATTGAAGGTGAGATAAAAGTTGATGACATCTCGTATGATGAACTTGCTAAAGATATTGCTACAACTATTCGTACGAGATTGTCTGACACTGAACCAGTTCGTAAAACTTTGGGCCTATCGTCAGTAGGTAAACCGTTGAGGAAGTTGTGGTACGACTTTCACAGTGATATAGAACTGGTAAAACCTACACCATCGATGCGTTTAAAGTTTTTGTTTGGTGATATTATTGAGGACTTATTACTCTGGCTTGTTAAAGTATCTGGACACACTGTGACAGATAGACAAAAGGAAGTCAACTGTTGTGGTATCGTTGGACATATTGATAGTATCATTGACGGAGAAGTTGTAGATATTAAGTCGGCTTCACCAAAGAGCTTCTTAAAGTTTCTAAGTGGTTCACTACCTGACAACGACCCTTTTGGATATCTTGCACAGATTACAGCATACGATAAAGAAGTTGGCAAAGGTAATCCAGGTTTCTTAGTAATGAATAAAGTTACTGGTGAAATCTGTGAGTACAGACCTGACCCAGTCTTTGATATGCCAGATGTAGAGCCTATCATAGAGAAGGCAAAAGCTGTTGTAGCTAGTGACACACCTCCTGATGAATTATGTTATGAACCTGTACCAGATGGTGCAAGTGGTAACATGAAACTGGCAACAGGTTGTGAGTACTGTCCTTACAAACACTTATGCTTTCCTGAATTAAGAGCGTTCAAGTATTCTAACGGGGTTCGGTACTTGACACGTGTTGTAAAAGAACCTAGAGTAGAGGAAATAACAGATGATAAAAGTAATCAAGACAACTTGGAGACCGCTTCTGAGACTGACGGAAGTACTGATTGATAAAGAAGGCAACGTTACAGAGACCGGTAACGAGTTTCATTTCAATGTGTTGGATGTGCCGCATATTGTTAGCAACCCGAACTGGACTGCTTTGGTCTATGACCACCACACAATAGTTGTAAAAGAATCTGCAGAAGATATTTATAAAGCTGTTGACAAGATGGTCAAAGAGGAGCAAGACAGAAAGGCTAAAGAAGCTGAAGAATATATGAAAGCTACTCAAGCACGTGTTGCAGAGACTGCTGCCAAGGTTATTCCAATCAATGATGACAACGGTGGTGGAGCTGCATAATGGATATACTGGTTATTTCTGATTCACATATAGACCCTGCTCTTCCATACTATGAAGGTTGGAAACAGTTAGGTAAGTATGTTGTAAAGAACAAACCAAAGTATGTCATCCATCTTGGAGACGTTGCTTGCTTAGATTCTCTTGCACATTACACCAGCATGAGAGGTGATTTTACAACTGATGAAGAGCTGGCATGCGTTGAGAAGCATTTAAGGGCATTTGAAGAGGCTATCATAGATGACCAAGAACATAGTAGAGCTATGAAGAAAAAGATATATAGACCTATTAAAGTTCTTTGCATGGGTAATCACGATATTCGTAAGGATTGCACGGAGATTAGACGAATATTTGAAGAGCATGGTTGGGTTGTCTATGATTACCTTGAGCCAGCTGTTATAGAGGGTGTCACATTCTGTCACTGTATGCCTAGAAGAAACTCTGACATGATGTGCACCACTGCAGAAGAACTGTTACAAGTGTGGCACACTGATGTAGTGGTTGGTCACAGTCACGTACAAGACTATGCAGAGTCTTATAACATTGGTACAGGTAAACTAATAAGAGCTGTCAAATGTCCTTGCTTCACAAGCTTTCCACCTAAGTATGTAGGGTTTGGTTACATTACATGGCCCTTAGGATGGTTAGAAATTTCTTTAAATCCCTTTGAATTTACTTGGAGGAACATCGAATGCCTTTGGAAGTAAGAGATTTATTAGACAGGATAGAGGACATATTCGAAATTGAGGACGTTCTTTATATAATTGGTAAAGATAAGAGATGGCTCTTAAAGAAATTGTTACCGTATATTATGAAACATGCGGAGGATTTTGAATGAACCTGAGACATCTTTATCTTGGTATAGACCCTGGTAAGAAAGGTGCTCTAGCTATCATAGATGATGACAACAATGTATACAAGTTAGAAGACTTAGATGACCTGTATGCATATTGGATAAAGTCTATGATATTTGATGAGTACAATTTTTACACAGGTTGTGTTGAAGATGTATGTGGAAGACCAGGACAATCTTGTAAAGCTAATACAACGTTTATGAAGGTGGCTGGTAAAGCTGAACTCATGGCTGATTGTATCTGTGAAGAGGTTGTCCTAGTCAAGCCACAGATTTGGAAGAAGTACTTCAACCTTATCACATCTAGAGACCTAACAAAAACTGAAAAGAAACATTTATCAATAGAAAAGGCTAAGGAACTGTTCCCATCTGTAGCAGATAAATTAACAGCTAGTAAAGATGGCAGAGCTGAAGCACTATTGATAGCATTATATGGGAAAGACTTATGGCAAACGAAACAATCAACGTTAAACAAAGCATAGAAGAATACATCTATCAGACTGACTGGAGAGTGAAAGCAAATGCTAATCAATCTTATTCAGTTGGTGGTATGATTCTTAATGTAGTTGGTAAAGTTGTAGCAAACTATTGGTTGAATGAAATCTACCCAGAACCTGCATCAAGGTGTCACAGAAATGGTGACATACATATTCATGACCTTGACTTTCTTGGTGGGTATTGCTGTGGTCATAGTCTTAGAGCATTGTTAAATGAAGGATTTGCAGGTGTTGCAGGTAAGACATCAGCGACTCCACCAAAACATTTCTCAGCTGCTTTAGGACAGATGGCAAACTTTCTAGGAACTATGCAAAATGAGTGGGCAGGTGCTCAAGCCTTCTCCAGTTTTGATACACTCCTTGCACCATTTGTAGCTGCTGATAACTTAGACTATAGACAGGTGAAACAAGAACTGCAAGAGTTCATTTACTGCTGTGGTACATCATCACGGTGGGGTGGACAAACTGTATTCAGTAATATCACACTTGATTTAAAATGTCCAGATGACTTGAAAGATAAACCAGTCTTGATAGGTGGTGTTGATACTGGCACAACTTATAAAGATTATCAAGAGCAGATGGATATTATCAACATGGCATTCTTAGATGTTATGTCAAAGGGTGATAAAGATGGAAGACCTTTCACATTCCCTATTCCAACCTATAACGTTACTAACGATTGGGAATGGGATACTCCAGTTGCTAACAAACTGTTTGAAGTCACTGCAAAGTATGGCTATCCATATTTTAGTAATTACATCAGTTCTGATATGCAACCGTCAGATGTGAGAAGTATGTGTTGTCGTCTTAGACTAGACCTTAGAGAGCTGTTAAAGAAAGGTAACGGTTTGTTTGGTAGTGCTGAACAGACTGGTTCAATAGGTGTTATCACTCTTAACATGGCTCGTATAGGTTATTTGTTTAAAGACGGTTATCCAGTTAACTACAATGAGATGAAGCAACACATTAAAGACCTCTGCATTATTGCAAAAGATGCATTAGAAGTCAAGAGACAGTTTTTAACAGACCGCTTAGAGGCTGGGTTCTATCCTTTCACCAAGCGTTGGTTAGGAACTTATAGAAACTTCTTCAGTACTATCGGTGTCAATGGTATGAACGAGATGATTAGGAATTACACCAGAGACATTGATGACATTACTACAGATAATGGTAGAGATATGGCAGAAGATATCTTAAATTTTATCAGGGATTTAATGGTAGAGTTTCAGAAGGAGACAGGTCACTTATATAATCTTGAAGCAACTCCTGCAGAGGGTGCTACCACACGTTTTGCAAGGGAAGACAAGAAGAAGTATAAGGATATTATCCAAGCTGGTACAGATGAAGCACCGTATTATACAAACTCTTCACAGTTGCCAGTGGGTTACACAGATGATCCATTTACTGCTTTAGATTTACAAGATAAGTTACAGACTAAGTACACAGGTGGTACAGTTCTGCACCTATACATGAATCAAAAGATGGCGTCTGGTGAAATCTGTAAACAATTTGTGAAAAAGGTATTGACAAATTATAACTTGCCGTATATAAGTATTACACCAGTGTTCAGTATTTGTCCTAAGCATGGTTACATTGCAGGGGAACACAAGTACTGTCCAATATGTGAACACGAGTATGCAGCAAAGAAACTTATTAAGGAGAACAGTGAATGTTAAATGAATTTGAGAAAGCAGTGTTAAAGAACAACGGAATCAGTGAAGATGATGTTGAAGGTGTTAGCACTACATACGTTGTTAAAATGAAAGATGGCTCTGAACACCAATTAGTAGAATGCTATAGTCGTGTTATGGGCTATCTAAGACCTATGTCAGAGTACAATGTCGGTAAAAGACAAGAGCACGCTGATAGACAACTGTTTAGTAATGATAAGGTAGGTGTCTAATGACCGTAAAAGCTTGTGTAGTACATGTTGAATATCTTGACAACTATGACAAAGCTTGGGGAACCTTAAAGACCAACACAATTCATGATGCTGGTTACGATTTGAGAGCATGCTGTGACGTTCTGTTAGAACCTGGAGAGTATGCTCTCGTCCCTTTAGGGATTAAGACAAGCTTTTCAACAGGATATGAAGCACAGTTAAGGGCTAGGTCAGGACTTGCTCTCAAGCATGGCATAGGTCTTGTCAATGGTGTTGGCACAATTGATTCAGGTTATCGTGGAGAATGGGGAGCACTTATTGTAAATCATGGCAAAGAACCTTTCTACATTAACAGAGGTGACAGAGTATGCCAAGTTGTGTTCAATGAATTGCCAGAGACTATCATGGTCACAGCAGAACGTGTTGAAGTTGATGCAGATCGTGGTGGTGGTTTTGGAAGCAGTGGTGTCAAATGAATGAAACCGAGTTAGAATGTCTGATAGAATGTGTGAAGTATATCTGTTACAATTCTGATGCACAGACTGCAAAGAGATTTATTAAACTATTAGAAAAACTTAAACAGGAGTATGAAAATGAACAGAAGTGAATGCTTAGATAAAGCTAAAGAGATTGTCAACGGTGCTCGTCAAGAGAACTATGGCAGTCCTGAAAAGAACTTTGCAAATATTGCATTGTACTGGTCAGTGTATCTTTCAAGAGATATTAAACCGACTGATGTAGCACTCATGATGGTGTTAATGAAGTTGGCACGATTAGAGAACAAACCTGATCACGAGGATTCATGGATTGATATAGCTGGTTACGCTGCTAACGGTGCAGAGCTTGCTTCACATCGTGGTAAAGTTAATGACAAGTTTGATGAAGCTTTCTGTAACAGAGATGTATTGACTGTTGTACCAGATTGGACTAAGTCTGAAAAGGATAAAACAAAATCTGATAAAACTTTATTAGATATGTGGGCAGAACAGAATAAGGTTACTGTCAAGTATGATGGGAGTCAAAGTAATGGTTGACATAACAATGTGCAAGGCTGATGAGTGCCCTTTAAGAGAGAACTGTTTTAGATACCTTGCTAAAGCTGCTGACTATCAAGCTTACTTTATTCTCAAACCTGAAGAGATTGATAAAGTAAAACAGACCGAGAAGTGTAATGAGTTCTGGCCTGTCAGCAGTGAGAAAGAAGTTGAAAAACTTAATCAGTATTGGAGAGACTAGATAATATTGTATCAAGCTTAATCATACATTCAACAGCGTCACCATAAGTCTTTGCATACTGTCTGCAATTGTTATAGGGTGTGCTACTAGTTGTGGTGCACCCTGTCAATAATAACATCAGGAATAGCAGTATTGTAACAGTCACAGGGGTCTTTAACATATTTCACCTTTTCTCTTATTTCTGTAATAACTTTAGAAGACTCTTGGTTAGCCTTGTTAAAAGCTACGATAGAGTTCTGCAATCTTTTATAGTCTTGCTTCATCTCTATGTGGCTTTTGACAGACCAACCAAGAGCTATAGCCAGGAGTATACAAGCTATGTAAGGATAGATACGAGTCATTATTCCCACTCATCTAAAAATTTATTAACTGTATCAATAAAGGTTTTTCCACCTTCTTTTACAGTATCCCAAATATCTATGATTTTCTTACCTAAGCTTTTAACTTCTTCAGCACGAGAATTTATAAAGTTTTGAGCAAAATTATAAATGATATTTGATTTCTCTTCTTCAGATTTATTAAGTTTTTCTATCGCTTTAATACTATTTCTTGC